TCGATCTGGCCCTGGAGCTGGTCAAATTCGGTCTGCTCCTCACGGGTCAGGCCCCGGCCCTCGTTTCGGGCCTGGTCCACAATCGCCTGCTGACGGGCGATCATTTCCTGGATGCTCATATTTTTTTACCTCCTGAAATTGTTTTTGTTTACGCGGATCTGCCGCTCATAGGCGGACAGGTCCGGGGGTTCTGCGCCTGCGTCGGATCTCCCGACGCCCACAGTGGCGTCCGCCGGCACCGAAACAATGGAAACCTCCAGGGGCGTCCATTTTTTGGCCACCTGGCAAGGGCCGGTAAACCGTCCATCCGCAGATGTGGCGCCGGCGCGGACCTCCTCCCAGGCATCCACGCTGTAACGCACGGATGTGGTTTTGAGGGTGCCGCTTTTGACTTTGCCGAAAATCTTTTCGGCGTCGGCGTCCGTGTCGAACTCCACTTCTGCCATGCCCCGGCGGTTCTCCACCCAGGCCCGGATCACCTTTCCCACCACTTCGTCCGTGTCGTGGTTGAAAAGCAGGACGCCCACGGTGTTGAGGCGGCCCAGGTCCACGGCACCGTCCGAATGGTCCAGGATCTCCATGCCAAAATAGCGGCGGTACGGCTCCTCACTGGAGAAACTGATCGTGCGCCTGCGGCTGTCCTGGCTTTCGTCCTGCCGGACCATGATCTGGCCCATGCTCCGGGTGCCCTGGTTTTTACTGCGTGGGTCCGGCGTTCTGTTGTGCTGCTGCTGTTCCTTGCCCATAAATTACACCTCCCATCTCAATGCCGGCTTTACGGCCATATTCCAGGACTTCGGCCATTTCGTCCACGGCCTCTTTCCAGTCCTTGCCCTGTTCTGCCGCCACATCCTGGAATGTCTTTTGACCAGTGGCCAGGGCCGTTTTGGTGGCGGTGGTTTCCTTGGCCGGGTCAATCCACTTTTTGGGGGACTTCACCCATGTGTGGGCCATGTACTCCGCCTTTTTATCCCAAAAACCGGGCATATTCAGCAGTCCGGTGAGATAACAAGAAATAATGAAAGTTTCGTAAATGTCAGACATGATCTCTGTCAGCAGCTCGATCTCCTCCGCAAATGTGGCTTCATCCTCATTTGCACCCTGGCGGGCGCTGGAGTAGTTGCTTTCTGACATGTCCCGGCTGGTGGCTTCGTAGCTCATGCCCTGGCCGGCGCCGATTAAGCGCAGTTGCATTTTGAGGAACTGGGCGGCGTCCGATCCCGCGCCTTTCGGCTCCACGGTTTCGATGCTGTCACCCACATTCATTTCCTTGATCATGCCGGGGGTCAGGCTCTTGCCCTCATAGCTCACCCGGCCCTCCTCGGTTCTTACGCTGGTCCGGCCAAAGCCGCCGGTGGGAGTGGCCCGCTTGATAAAAACCGCCAGGCAGGCCGCGATCCGCTCTTTGACGGACACCGCAGTTATAAACTCGTTTGTGTCCCGCACCCGTGTGATCGTGGGTGCCATATCGGAAACTTCACGCAACTGGCTGGGGCGGCTCTTGGTCCAGTACGGGATCACATGCTTGGCCTCAATGTACACGGGGGTGGTCAGTTTCCAGCCCTCTACATCGTACTGTTGAACGAAATAGCCCACGGCCCGCCGCGCTCGGTCATACTCAATCCCGCCCACCACGGTGTTGCCGGGGTGTTTAGGGGTTGCTGCGGTGCTGTCCAGTTCGTCAACCTCGATCATTTGCAGCTTAAAGGGCACCAGGCCGCCGGTGGTGTACCGCTTCACGAACAGGATCCCGCCGTCCACCTTTTTCCGGGTCACCGCCATGCGTATGATCTGGTTGAAAGACTGGGAGGCGGTCACATCGCAGTTGAACGGGCGGCACCACTGTTTCCACAAAAGGGCGATCTGGTCGTTCAGTGTGTCACTGGCCGTCTTGGGCTGGAGCTTGTACCCCTTGCCCACCACATTCCGCTTGTAGGCATGGATCACAGACTGGGCAATATCACTGTTGCGCTCCAGGTCACGGGCGCGGGCGCGGATCACATCCCGGCTGTATCGGTCTGTCAGCTCCGCACTTTCGTTAAAAGCCCGCCACCCGGAATTGAGGCGCCCACGGCCTGCCGCGTCATAGCCGCGCAGATCCTCCAGGGCTTGCCGCCATGCCTCCCGGCGGTAACCGGCCTCCGGGGAAATGGCGGCGATCATGTTGTCTAAAAAGCCCATGGCCGTCCGTCACCTCCCATCAAAGTACGCAACATAGGTCCGATCCAGTAAATGGCTGGGGGCGCTTTGCGCCACCTGGGCCTCCAGATCGTCCCGCATGGATTTGAGCATGGCCAGATCTGCCCGCGTCAGTTGGCGGCTGCCGATCTTGTAGGACTGCCCACCTACCAGCACCGCAGTGATCGCGTTGTTGACCTGCACCAGCAGCTCCTCCGGCGTCATAGTTGTATTTTCCATTTTGGCCTCCTGTCTTAAATCCAGCTTTCATTTTGCTGGATCCAGTTTTCCTCTGGCGTGGGCGGGTCCGGCTTTTTGGGCGGCGCTGGCTTTTTGACCTCCTGCTCCTGGCTTTGCAGATACAGGGATCTGACACCCTGCAAGTCTGCCGCCGCCGCCGCGTAAACCTCGCAGTCCAGGTAATGGTTATCTGCGTGTGAGGTTTTCACAACCCACTTTTGCACCTCTTTGCCATTGGCCCGCTCGGTCACCTTATGCTCCGCCGTGACCTGTTCCGCATAGTCCAGATCGCAGTCCTTGTAAACCATCCAGGATCCCCGCCCGTTCGGCTTTCGCATACGGCTGGCGATCATGTCCTTGTATTTGCCGCCGTCCACCAGCACCAGGGCCATGCCGTTGGCGCCGCTGCCTGCTTTGTTTACGGTGGACAGGCGATAGTGGGACAGCATGGCGGTGGTGCCCTTGCAGGGCAGTGCCCACTCTGCATTGAGGGCGCAGAACTCATACACGGCCTCAGTCTGATCGCCGCTGTCCATGAGGGCCAGACTTACCACAAGGCGCTGGCCGTCCGGGCGTATAAACTCGGTGTTCATGATCCGCTCGATCTCGCCCATGGAAAGGGCCTGCCCGTGGGCTATATTTTGGGAGGTCATATAATCCCCCCAGGCTCGAATGGTCCAGTACAGACAATTTTCCTGCACATCTATGCCGCCGGTGATCAGCTTCGCCCATGCGGGCAGGGCGTAGGCTTCAACCTCGGTCTGGCGCTCCAGCACCAGGGCGGCGTTGGTCTTTAACTTCGTATCTTCCCAGGGTTCGGCCAGCCACGAATTGGTGAAGTTGTGGAGTAATTCCGGGTCATCCTTTGACCGCATGAACTCTTTGGCGATCTCTGAAAACCTGGTGAACGGGGAGTAAAGGGTGTTCATCCAAAACGCCACGCTTTTGGGTTTGGCGGCACCCTGGCGGACCGTCTGCCACCGGCCACCGGCCAGCATTTTCCCCTTGTCGTGGTCCGTGATCACGCACCCGCAGGCTTGGCACACATAGGTGGCCATTTCTGCCCGCTCCGCGTTATCTGCCACATCGTCCTTGCTGGGCCATTTCAGTTGTGCAAATACCAGCTCTATGTATTCCCCGCAGTGGGGGCAGGGGACAAAGTAATGCTTTTCCGCGTCCGCCTCCTCCAACTGTTTCCAAATATGCCCGGTTTTTAGGGTCGGGGTTGAGGTAATAAAGATCTTGCGGTTTGCGGTGTAGGTCTTGGTGCGCTCCATGGCCAGGCTCACCGGGTCCGCCTCTTTTTTGGTGGCGCCGGGGTACTTGTCCACTTCGTCCAAAAACAGATACCGGATCGGCGTGCTGGCCAGGTTGGCCGGGCTATTCGCGCCGTTCAGGTACACGGTCATGGTGCCAAACTTTAATTGCAAACGCTGGCTTTCGGCCTCTCTGTACCTGGCCGCCAGCGGCTTGCACTGCTTGATCATCGGTTCCAGTTTGGCCTCCACGGTGCGCTCCGCCAGTTGGTCGGAGGGGTAGACCACCATGGTGGGGCCGGGATCCTGGTCAATGAGGCTTGCCAGCATGTTCTCCATGGCGGAGGTTCCGCCCACTTGGGTGGGCTTCACGAAAACGATCTTTTCCACATCCTCGTTGGAGAATGTGTCCATGATTTCCACCAGGTACGGGGTCACAGTGTTGCGCCACGGTCCCGGTATGGCGTTGGTGTCCGGCAGGATCCGGTATTTCTCCGCCCAGGCGGCCACCGGCAGGCGTTCACGGGGCCGCAGGATCTCAATGGCCGGCAGCACCCACGCCGGGATGGTGTATGGCTTTATCCTGTATTTCTTCATTCCGCGCCCTCCGGGTCGTTGCTCTCAACCACGGCGCCGTCCACAAAGGCGGCCAGCATGGCCTCCACCTCTTTGCGCAGGGCCTTTTCGGTGGCGCGGGCGGTTCCGGTATCGGTGTACGCCGCCATGGTTCCGGCCACGCGGGTGGGGATCGCCATGGCAAACTGGCGGAATGTTGCTATAAACTCGGTCAGCTCCTCGGTGGCCTGTTCGGCTGGAATGTACTTACCCTCCGCAATCTCGGTTTTCAGGCGGTGGAGCTGGCCCTGGCTTTCTTTCAGCTCTACCTCCGCCTTTAGCTTTCGCAGGTTCAGCTCTGCGGTGGAGCTGTCCGCCCCGGCCTCCTGGGCCTTTTGCTCGGTGTAGGCAATATACCGCTGGACCGTTTCGCAGGTCCGGTACTTCCTGGCGCCGCCGCCGGGTGGGATCTCGGTTTCCAGCACCCCGTCCTGGGTAAGCTGCTGGATCCTCCGCACGCTCTTGTCCAGCAGTTTGGCAATCGCTGTTGAGTTGGCCCATTCCGGCACCGTAGTGAGTACCGCCGGGGCCTTGGCCGCTTTTTTCGCGGTTCCTTTATCGGCCTTTGCGGCCTGCTTTTTCTCCGCCACCGGCTGCACCTCCTTTGTGCCGCTGGTCCGGATCGCTCCGGCCTGCCGGTTTCGCTTTTCCCGGCGCGGGCGATTTCGCTTTTTTGAAATACTCCCTTTCCTACCTATACCCCCTAAAGGGGGGGTATAGTGTTTCGGCCCTCTGCCGTAATGCGTAACGAAACACCCCCATATTTTTTTGGTTTTCTGCGGTGAATAATCGGGCGTTCCTTGCCC